AGGCCCGCCACAGCGTACCGCGCTCATTGCCAGCCATATCGAGCTTGGCCAGCGCCGACTTGTTGTTGACCCAGTACGCCTTGCTGCGCGGAATATCAGGGTGGGCATCGGGCGCCGTACCGACCAAGCCGAAGATCGCTCGGCCAAGCGGCCCCATTGGAGTAGGAGCCACCTCGCGCTTGATGGTTGCGCCGTTATGGACGAATTGTTCGATTACCGGCATAAATCATTTCCCCTTTTTCTTTTGTTCTTCGGGCTTTTCGGTCAAATAGCCACTCAAAACAAGCTGGGTGGCTTCCCCTTCTGTCATTTCAATAATTTGTCCAGCGGAAAGCCAGTGACCACTATTGGGGTGTTCAAACCCCAACGTGATGCAATATTTCTTTTTGTCCATACCAAGTACCTTTATTGGTCTATGAAATAGCTGATTGAGAACGCGATTCGAGAGCCAGCACCAACAGCTGAAATGTCTTCATATATGGATCCTGACTGGTTCGTTCTCAGGAGTCCCACGCGAAGGCCAGGCACGCAATCCATCACAAAGTTCGCATCTCCAGATACGGTGGTGATATTCGTAGCGATGCCAACGACCCCCGACTGATCGAAGTCATCCTGGTTAGAAGTCGGGAATGGCAGAGAGACCCCGATAAAACCACTCATCGATGGATCAACTTGCTGAAGAACAAGTACCCCCTGTGCTATGACCAGATTCCCAATTCGGATATATCGCCCTATCGCTGTTTTATAGATGTGCTCGCCAGATACTCCCATCCCCATGAGCTGAGGTGTCCAGACACCATCCTGATGTGATGCTTGGTCTATACGTTGAGAGAATATGTTTCCGAGTTGGCGGTTGAACTCGTTCCTGATTGCCAGGTGGCCAGCATCATTCGGATGCACACCATCTGCATACATGTCATCACGATGGAGGTCCAGCAGTGACAAGTCGACAATAGGCAGGTCTAGCTCGCGGGAAACTCTCCGCAATGCGTCTGCATATGAAACATGCGGCGCAATGACCGGGGGCCAGATTGATTCATCAGGGACGGGCGGAACAACCAGAACTATTTTGTTATTACCAGACAGCAACCGCCGCGCAATCTTGGTGATGTTCTCTGCGTATTTCTCTGGCGTGACGGCTTTTTGTGCGTTGTAGAAATCATTCGTGCCAAGGGCGATCACGAACCAGTTTGAAGTCGACTGAAAAAAGCTGCCTTGGGTCGCAATGCTGGTCAGTCTCGCATCTGATATAAAATCAGATGATGAGTAACCAGAGCAGGCTATCCGGTTGAGGTGGATCCGCTTTGTGGATTGATTCAGCCTCGTTATGGCGGTAATTTCAACAGCACCATCTATCGCCAGAATCCGATGTGCGCCATTATTTCCTGGGCATTTCCCTGAGAAAAATGTCAGGACATCTGAGGCATAATCACCTCGGCAATCTATTGTCTTGTAAAGCTCGCCATCTTTGAGGAATCGCAACTTACCGGCAGCGGGGGTTCTGTTGAAGTAGACATCCACAAACTCATACTGTCCGTTGAATTCTACTGAGGCGCCTTCACTCAAAACCAGAGACTGTCCTAGTGGGCCAGACTGGCCAAGAGACCAGTTGCCTCGGCAAGCCATTCCATATTTATCGAGAATGGAGAAGTTTATCACCGCTTCACTGTCAGAGGACTTGTCTCGTTTTGCAATGTCATCAAAAAACAACGACACCCAAGACTTGCTGAATTGGCTGGCACCTACGAACTGAGAGATGCTGTCGCCAATGACATTTATTGAGCCCTGAGCATTCTTTACTGGACTCATCGCAGCATAAGCCCGGTCGGCCATCTCCGTATCGTTGCGCTCTACCAAGGATGAAACCTTGCTGTCCACGTAATCGTAACTTGCAACAGCGGCAGACAAATCAACGGTGACGTTAATCAGAGCAGCGTTTGCCGGTATAAAGCGGAGACGATAAATAAAGCTCTTGGCCTCACCACTCTCGATGACTGGCTTGTAATCGCCAGAGACGCGGCGGTAAGCGTATAAAATCCCTGCTCCGTCGCCAGACAGTTCAACCCCCATCTCATTGATTGTATAGCCAGCGCCGTTCAAGCTGTCGTTCGCTGGAATAGTGCACTCTGCAATGAAGACGCCAGGGTTTTTGGCGTCCTTCAATATTACCGCGCTAAATTCCTTTATCTTGTGAACGAGCTTTGTTGCTGTGGCTGGTGATTGGTCATCTGGCAGAGACCCGTCTCCAATTAGAATTTTCCCGAACTGCACCTTATAACCCAGCTTCTTTGCTGTTGCTTCAAAGTCGAATCCTTGCTGGGTTACATAACCTCTATAATCTTTTTCCACTGGCAGCCTCACAATCAGAAATAATGCATGTCTCTGTGGCTATCCCGATAGCCGTAGACCAAAAATAATCGAACTGTTCTTGCTTATATGGCTGTGAGTCAGATACAACGCCTGACTCAGATGTCATCGATATTGATGGGGTGGATATTTCGGAATTAGCTATCGAGACAGAAATTGAATCCCTAGCAGGTTTATATGTAGCAACCCGTTTTATTACTCGATTCAGCAGCTCTTCAGTAAGGCTTCCACCATTTAACTCTGACGTCATGTGCAAGACGTATGGCGATAACCTTTCTATGCTGCTGTATAAGCCAAGCGACTCCACTGATAGCTCGAGCCCATACTTTGAACATGCCAAGGACTGAATGGTGAGCGCATTTTTTACTGTGGCTCGCTTGCCATTTTCTTCATCTCTTGCATACCAATCCGTTACACCGCGCTCGATGGCCAGTGATGGCAAATACTGAGCTGGTGTTTTCATGCCATCAAATAGCTGAGGAAGAGGTGCCTTGGCATCAACCTCCCCGATCATCTGGTCGAGCGTCTGCTCGATGGCCACCTGCAGGGCACTGCGGTTATCTGGCTGGATGCTGTCAGTCATAGACCACCTCAACCGTCACCCCAGTGCAGTAAGGTGCCTCATTCACGGCACACGACACCGGAGCGGCCGGCTCAATCACCTCGGCACGCACCACCGTTTGATGGCCATGTGCGATGGCGTAGAGGCGGCCAGGGTCGATAAACCCCTCCAGTCGGTGGGCACCTTCTGCATACGCCTCCAGTTCAGCCTTGGCGGGGGCGGGGTCGATGACGCCACCTGGTGAGTTGCTGCCATGCAGCTTCATTTTTATCTGGTAGGGCTTGATTGTTGCCGCCTTGACCGTGATCACATCAGATGCCAGAGCGATGTTTGAGCGATTCATATAGCTAGTGGCATACGCCAGCAGCTCGTCAGATGGGGTGCCGTCACCTTCCCTGGACAACAACCAGCAATCGACCAGCCCAGACTCTGCCTTTGCCATCTTGGCGCGACCATCTTTCACCTCACCAGACCGAGACCCCTCCGGGAAGTCGTAGGTCATCACTACCCGATTGGGCTGAGGAGAGGTAACTGTGATGAGCGGCTTGTCACCAAGGGTCATCAGATGGAAGCGGTAGGCCAGCTCTGACCCGGTGGTTGCAAAGCCGAACGGCGCCAGCAGGCAGCGGGTCAAGGCGCTGGGGTTGCCTTTCTTGATAACCTGCCGGGTGATTCCGTAATCGGCGGCACGGGCGTCAAGGTTGGTCCCCTTCGCCCACAGCAGCAGGATCTGGCGGATCTTGTCATTCAGGCGCCGTTCGCGGTTCACCACCACCATGGCGCAGGCTTGGGCGATGATGCTGGACAGCTCTGCATCGTTCTCCAGCGTCTCGGCCACGGCAGTGGCATCGTCTGGCCTCATGGCCTCCACACGCTCAAGGATAAGCCCCTTGATGGCCGCCAGCACCGGATCGAACCCAGCCACTTTCAGCACATCCGGCTCGGGAATGCGGTCAATCTGCGGGTTAAATACGCTATTGGTCATAGATAGGGACTCTTACTGTGATGTCAGCACCTTTCCAGCGGCCGTCAATGTGAGCATGCAGGCCGTCATTCACCACCTCGAACTGGATCCTGGTGGCATTAAAATCGAGCACGCCGTTGCTTGGGTTGAGCATCGCATCGAACATCTCCGCCTTGACCTGCAGCACCAGTGCCTGGTTGGTCAGGCGGGCCAGCGCATCTGGCACATTGCTGCCAAACAACCGACGTCTGGTTCGCGATGAAAGCTGGGTGGTGAATACCTGGAGCAACCGGCTGGCCAGTTGCTCAGTGCCGCTGATAAAGCGGCCCGTTCGTCTGTCCATGCCGAGCATGTGGCCTCACTACTGTTGTGGGGACGGTTTAGGGCCGCCGTTGTGACCATGGTCGTTGTAAATCTCTCGGTCCTCGCTCATGGTGCGCACCTTGTCTTTGATCTCGCCGGTGCACTCCAGCAGCTTGGTATCCATCTTGATCAACTCAGGAGCCCGGATGAGCAGGGCGCCCGTTTCCTTGTTCCACTCTTCCCATCCCAGCGGGCCGATCTTGCGGATCACCAGGTTTTGGTCATCCGATGGGAGTGGGAATTGGTCTGACGGGATCCCCACCAGGGCGATGGCACTGCTGTTGCGATCACCCGAGCCGTAGTTGAGCACCAGCGCCATCTCCCCTTTGCTGGGGTAGCGGCACTCGATGACATCCCCGGCGGCCACGGCAAACCATTTGATCGGTGGAGTCCTGGCCTTGCCCATGGCAATGACGACACGCTTGCCGACAACCTTCACAACGGTGCCAAGCTGGATGGCATTGCGGCCACGCCGCGCACCGGACTCCAGCATTTCCTCCAGCTCTGCAAGCCGGTCAATCAGTGGAGCCAGTTTGGCGTCAATCACCTGCTCGATCATGGTGCCCCCGGTAATCCATCGCTGATGGTGAAGCCGACCCCACCACGAACTTCAACAGGACCGTTCAAAGAGCGGCCGAGGAAGAGGGGCTGCAGCCACTGCACACCCCGCGATTCCACACCGTCGATACCGAGCAGGTAACTGGTGTCGCCGTTGACCTGTATCTGTGGCATGCCCAGCTTCGGCTGCAGGAGCCTTGAACAGGGCTCGCCGCTCCAGCAGACGCTCAACTTCTGCTGCCAGATCCAGCGCCTGCAGCAGCGCATTGGGCTGGCCCTTGGGGATGATGCAGTGCGCAGTGAGCATGAACTGGTGGTTATAACGACCATCGTTCTGACGCTGGCCAGGGTGGCTGTCTTCCCACTGGATCAGGATGGTTGGACCTTTGATCTCGACCTTGCCCCACTCGTCGTATGACTCGATGGCCAGCCCTTCGACCAGATTGACGCGCAGCCGCTCGACCAGCGCAGTGTGGTACTGGCTGGGGGTAGTGATGTCGTAATGCATGGGGATTCCTATCTGGCGCCGCGAGGTCGTTTGCCGGGGCTCATGATGTTCGTGGCCGCCTTGTCCAGGCTGCCATGTTGGCCACTGCCAAACACCTGCGCCCACTGGCTGCTCTTGGTGCGGCCGCGCAGGTCAGTCTCGAAGTGGCGCATAAAGATATCCGGCATCCGCTCCAGCACCTCATCTTCGATTTTGACGATGATGTCGTCCGGGATGGGGATGGTCAGCTTTGTGATCGGATATCGCATGTCTGTCTCGCGCTGCATAAAAACCTTGCGGCCCTTGCGCAGGCTGACGAACGCCTTGTCGTAATAGCTGCCCCTGAACATCA